CTACACGGACAAAGCTGAGAGCTATTCAAGCTTGTAGCGGCATGACCCGTGAGCAAATTGCTGAAGATCCTGATCTAGCCATGTCGATGTATACGGGCGTTAGAGACAATCTTATAATGCACGATGCTCAAGATTGGGATCTAGATAAGATCAACGCCTACTGCGAAAGAGTGCAGCCGAATGTCCTAATACTGGATCAGGCAGACAAAATACAGATCACTGGCAACTACAACGCAAGCCATGAACGGATCAGGGAACTCTATCGATCTATCAGAGAACTCGCAAAGCGACATGACTGTGCAGTAATAGCCGTGAGCCAAGCTTCGGCTGAAGCGGAAGGTAAGCTGCGGATAGACTTCTCTATGCTCGAAGGATCTAAAACAGGCAAAGCCGCAGAAATTGATGTTTGCTTGGGCATTGGGAAACCATCAGGCGGTAACGATGATGAACCCAATACCACACGCCAATTATACATCAGCAAAAATAAACTAAGCGGATTTCACGGGAGTGTTATCTGCGAAATTCAACCAGAGGTATCAAGATATGTTGAGTGAAGATGATCTAAAAGAATTTTATGAAGACCAACTAAAAGAACAGCAAGAAAAGCTGCGGAGAGCAACGGAAGAAAAGGCCAAGTTGTTTGAAGAACAAATCGACCTTTTGCAAAAGCTAATCCGAAATCAAAATAAAATCTGGGGCATTGAATGAAAACACTAATACTAGACTTGGAAACGACCATACAGCGACTTAACGGAAAAATAGATAACTCACCCTTCAACCCTAAGAACAAATGCGTATCAGCCCACTTCTGTTGGCTTAGAGAGCCTGTACAGACACTGATCTTCCACCATAACGAAAAGGAAACGCCCGATAGCCCTGATACACTAAGACAAGCTCTCGAAGAAGCTGACATCTTAGTAGCACATAATGCAAAGTTTGATGTTCAGTGGCTTGTAGAAATGGGGTTCACTATTCCCGATAATGTTTATTGCACGATGATTGGTGAATACATCTTAGCCAAAGGGCAGCGACAGGAGCTATCTCTCAAAGCTACTGCAGAACGAAGGGATGTCACTAGGAAGAAGTCAGATTTAGTAGACGATCTATTTAAGTCTGGAACTGGCTTTGAAATGATGCCTTTAGATACTGTGATAGAGTACGCAGAGGCTGATGTTAAATCTTGCCAGTGCGTTTACTTGGCGCAGCAAAAGGACTTCGCAAAGCCTGAGAATACTTCGATGGCGTATGTCGTAACGCTAATGAACGAAATGCTTATGTTTTTAGTAGAGCTTGAAAAGAACGGCATCAAAGTAGACTTGGAAAAGCTTGAAGAGATTAAGCAACAGTTTACTGCAGAACATAAAGAAATATCAAAGCGTCTTGAAGAAATTGTAGAAGAGGTAATGGGAGATACTCCGATTAACCTAGCGTCTGGTGAAGACATGAACAAGGTGATCTACAGCCGTAAAGTAAAAGACAAGAACATACATAAGACCGTCTTTAATATTGGCCCCAACAGGTTCCCACCTTGGATGAAACAAGCTGAATTTACTAGGGCAGTAAGATCCACGACTGAGGTTGTTCATAAAACAGATGCAAAGGTTTGCCCTGACTGTAGAGGCAGTGGCAGGATCAGGAAGTTTAAAGTAAACGGGGAACCATTTAAGAATACATCCCCCTGCAAACCCTGTGACAGCAAAGGAGCTTTGTACATTTCCAACGGTAAGGTTGCAGGTCTGAAAATGGTTCCTAGAGAACCTAGTGATGCAAGTGTTCACGGTTTCAAAACAGATAAGGTTACAATCAAGAGTTTAATTAGCCAAGCAGAAGCTAAAGGTAATGATATTGCAGTAGAGTTTTTAAGTAAGCTCTCAAGAATGAATGCTTTATCTACTTACTTAGACAGTTTTATCGTTGGCTTTGAAACTTGGACACGTCCAGACGGTATTCTTCATACCCAATTCAATCAGTGTATTACTGCAACTGGACGCCTATCTAGCACCGCACCAAACATGCAGAATGCCCCCAAAAGAGGCTTCCCTGTTAGAAGTGCAGTTATTAGCAGATTTGAAAACGGCACAGTTACAGAGGCAGACTTCAGTGGTTTGGAGTTCGTCATGGCAGGGGAGCTATCCCGTGATCCCCAAATCATTAAGGATGTTCTCGAAGGTAAGGATCTGCATAAGCAGACAGCCTCTATCATAAATGAATGTAATACTACTGAGGTAACCAAAGATGCACGTCAGGCAGCAAAGGCCCATTCCTTCGCCCCGATTTATGGTGCGGTAGGCAGTCAATATGAGGGTCATATAAAGCGATATTATACTGAGTTCTTCAATATCTACAAAGGTCTGGGAGCCTACCATAAAAAGCTAACTGATGGCGTAATGAAGGACGGGCATATCACAACCTTCTCAGGCCGACAGTTTTACTGGCCTGATGAAACTAGACGCAGGAACGGACGTACAAAGCACTACACTCAGCAAGTGAACTATCCTGTGCAATCAACAGCCACCGCTGACATCGTTCCTTTAAGCTGCATTCGAGCATTGCGAAAGTTTCGGGAGTTAAACCTCAAATCTAAGCTTGTTCTGACTGTCCATGACTCCATAGTTGTAGATACCCATCCTGACGAATTGGAACATGTAAAAGAGGCTCTTACTTGGGCTATGGAAGGGGTCACTGAGGAAGCTACAGATCGATGGGGCTATGAATTTGCACTACCTTTGAAGATTGAGATTTCTGGTGGGAAAAACTGGTTGGATCAAGTCGAATTTAGTTGACTTACGCCACCTAACTATGCCATACTATAAGTCCACTTAATAAAGATCGGGTAGTATAAATGAATGATCTCACTACAATAGATCCTGCACAGTTGCAGGAATTACAGGCAGAATTGGGTACACAAATTTCAGGTGGTAGCGAAAGCTCCATTGTGAAAGTTCCAGAACTGAAAATTAATGCTAAAAGCAAAGACAAGCAGACCAAAAAATCTATACCTGAAGGAAGCTTTTTTCTTAATGGCACAGATAAAACTGCTTATGCCGAAAGCGTTATGTTTCGCCCTCTATGCTCTCATATCCAGTACTTTCACTGGGATGAAGTGGACGGGCAAAGAAAGCTACTTAATAAGAGCATTCCAGTTATAAACAACAAGCAAGAAGCTAACGATATGTTAGGTACAATTGCTTGTGGAATGCCCTCTTGGGAAGACCGTAAAGAATTAGAAAAGTCTGAACAAACAAGGTGGCGGTCTATGCAGCATCGAATAACCAGAGGCTTAGTTAGCTATACTGGTAAGACTGCAAATGGCGAAGAAGTGGTGTATGAAAATCAACCATGCATCATGTTCCATAAGAACTCTAATTATAGTGGGTTCTGGAACCAGTTTATGCGTAAGCTTCCTAGAGGCAAAAACCTTTATGAATACCAAGCAAGGCTGACTTCTGAGTATCAGGAAAATGGATCAGTAACATGGTACACGTTCAACTATGAACCTGACCTATCTAATCCACTTCCTATAACTACTGATATTTTCCAAACAATGCAGGTCTTTAGTGACAGCATTAAAGCGGAAAAGAAGTTGATTATGGATGCGTATTTTAAGGCGATTAAAAACGGGTCTGTAGATAACGCAGCCATGAAAGCACTAGGTGACAGCCTCGAAGAAGATTTTGAGGATGCTGCTGCTTAATGCTGCAACAACAACTAGAAATGACGTTGGACAAACTATCCAATGATGAATTTGATGGTTTAACCATTGATGAAGCATGGATAGAAGCCGCAGGTGAAGAGTTTAAAGCAGCCCTTCGCAAGCAGCTAACCCCTCAAGAGGAAGGTTTTCGCTTGAGGATGTCCAATGTCGGAAAGCCTCTGTGCCAACTTCAGCATGGAGCTATGGGTTCTGAAAAGAAGCGTAAAAACTACAACTTCAAAATCCAAATGCTAATTGGTGACGCAGTGGAATGTATTACCAACATCATGCTGAAGATTGCAGGTGCAAACATCACAGGTGGTAAGAACCAAGTACAATTAAAGCTTGGGGATACCATAGTGAAGGGCGAAGATGATATTGAAATAGATCATAAGATCTTTGACGTAAAATCTTGTAGCCCGTGGGCATTCGATAACAAGTGGGCAAAGGGTTACTCTGGACTGAAAGAGAGTGACGATTTTGGCTATGTCGGACAGCTTACTGGATATGCACAGGCACAGGAAAAGGAACTGGGTGGATGGATTGTCGTTAACAAGTCCGATGGGCGTGTTGCGGTAGTCGAAGCGGAAGTCTCTGAGACTGAAAAGAAGATGAACCTCTTTATGATGGAACATCATGCTGATCAGATCGCCAAAGGTACTCCTCTTAATCGTCAGTTTGAGCCAATTGCGGATACATTTCGAGGCAAACCCACAGGTATGAAGCGGTTAACTAAATCGTGTGAGTTCTGTGACTTTACCAAGGCTTGTTACCCAACAGCTAAACTGATGGCACATCCAAAAAGCGAAGCTAAGAACCCACCAATGTACTGGTTTATTGAGGATGATTAATGCCATTAAAAACCCAATCGGCAAAAGCCAAGGGTAGGCGGCATCAGCAATGGGTAAGGGATAAAATTCTAGCATTGTTTCCGAAGTTGGAACCTGATGATGTTAGATCCACGTCTATGGGTGCAGGGGGCGAAGATATTCAGTTATCCCCTGCAGCCCGTAAACTGTTTCCTTATTCTGTTGAGTGCAAGTCTCTGAAAGCTCTGAGCATCTATAAGATCATGCGTCAGGCTGAAGATAACTGCCCATCCAAAGCACAACCAATAGCCATTGTTAAAGCTAATCGTGAAAAGCCTCTGGCAGTTCTAGATGCTGAACATTTTTTTAAACTGATAGGAAAAAATAAATGAGTACAGAAGAAATTCCAAAAGCTTGCGGTATTTTTATAATTCCACTGGAGGATGGCACTGGCTTCTCAGTACGCAATTTCAACGGCCTTTGGGATACGTTCCCTGAAGAAGAAGCTGAACAATATGAAGCTCTTGTTTATGGCCTGATGCATATCGCCACCGAAGGTTTTGAATTTCTAGGTTCTATCGGCAAGATCATACTAGAAAATGAGCGAAATGAACAGATTGAGTTCGAGGCAGATGATGAACTTATCGATGCCATCGCTGAATCCAAAATCATTCCATTTAATAGGAAAAACTAATGAGTATACCCCACGTTCACAAGGAAGAATACACCCTGACAATGGGTGATACTACCATCACTCTCGACACCGATATGGTGAACAGCCCACCGCATTACTCCAAGAGCCGTATCGAATGCATAGACGCTATGGCGGCAATGGCTGACGGTGCAGATGTATCAGCCCATGCCAGTTACTGTTGGCAGTCCGTTTTCAAGTACCTGTGGCGGTTTCCTTACAAGGGCAAGAGTGTCGAGGATCTCGAAAAGGCTGAATATTACCTTAAACGATTGATCGAAGAAATGAAAAAGGGAGACATATGATAACACCTGGATATGAGTACTACTATGAGGATAACGAACTAATCCGTGATCCTAATACTTATCTAAATAAAACCCCACTCGAAATGGTTGCTCAGTTCATTCGGACTTACAAGCAGCCAATGAATTTACCTTGGATGCGTGGCACTCGAAACGACCTATTAGAGGACACACTAATTCAAGAAGAATACTGCGAGGTAATGGAAGCATTAACCGCAGAAGAGCAACTGAAAGAATTGGCTGATTTAGTTTATGTAACTTACCATAAAGCCGTGACTTTCGGGTGGAACCTAGACGAAGCAGTAAGAAGAGTTCACGCATCTAACATGTCTAAGTTGGATGAAGAAGGTGAACCAATTTTCCGTGAGGACGGGAAAGTAATGAAAGGGCCAAATTACAAAGAGCCTTACCTATCCGACTTAACTAAATAACCCTTGGGAGCAATAATAATGATAAAAAATTCATACGGGCCTACACTTAAAGTAAGCGAATGGATACACTCTACTAAATACCGAAGTGACGGTGAAACTTTTTACGAGGCTATGACCAGAGTATCAGACGCATTAAAAGACGATAATACACATTTTGAACAACTTAGAACAATTTTACTTAACCAGAGATTTCTCCCTGCAGGACGGGTTCAATCGGCTATGGGTGCGCCCAGAACAGTAACGCCCTACAATTGTTTTGTTAGCTCCACAATTGAGGATTCTATGGATGGCATCACCAGAGCCGTTGCAAGGGCCGCTAAGACCATGCAATTAGGTGGCGGTATAGGTTACGACTTTTCTACTTTGCGCCCTCACGGGGCCTTAATTAAGAGCTTAGACAGTACTAGCTCTGGGCCTATTAGTTTTATGGGTATTTTTGATGCAACCTGTAAGACCATTTGCTCTGCAGGACATCGAAGGGGCGCACAGATGGCTGTCTTACGAGTAGATCATCCTGACATAGAAAAGTTCATCAGAGCAAAGAACAACAGTACTGACCTAACTCAGTTTAATATCAGCATTGCGGTCACTGATAAGTTCATGGAAGCAGTAAAATTAGACAAGGACTTTGACCTAGTTTTTGAAGGTACTGCTTACAGGAAAGTCAAAGCAAAAGCCCTGTGGGATGACATTCTCAGAAGTACATGGGATTGGGCAGAACCTGGAATACTATTTATCGATAGAATTAATCAGAAGAACAACCTGCATTACTGTGAAGAGATTGCAGCTACAAACCCATGCGGTGAGCAACCATTGCCCCCTAACGGTGCATGTTTATTAGGTTCATTTAATCTAACTAAGTACATTGTTGAGCATGACGGGAAGTACGTCTTCAACATGAACATGCTACGGAATGATATTCCTTGGGTGGTTCGAGCTATGGATAACGTAGTCGATAGAGCAACCTATCCTCTTCCTGAACAAGAAGAAGAAGCCAAGAATAAAAGACGTATGGGCTTGGGTGTTACGGGCGTAGCCAACGCCATCGAAGCTCTAGGCTTTGACTATGGCTCAGATGATTTCATCAGGATCTTCGAGGACATTATGGCTACAATCCGTGACGAATGCTACAAGGCTTCCATAGAGCTTGCTAAAGAAAAAGGTAAGTTTCCGCTGTTCAAAAAGGATTACCTAACCAGTGGCTTTGCAATGACCTTGCCGACTGAGATCAGGACAGAGATTGCTAAGTATGGCATCCGTAACAGCCACCTATTGTCTGTAGCTCCAACAGGAACTATTTCCCTGTCGGCTGACAATGTTAGTTCTGGCATAGAGCCTGTGTTTAATTATGGATTTGACCGTACAATACAAACGTTTGATGGCCCCATAACGGAGCATGTAGATGATTATGGCTACAGGGAGTTTGGTGTAAAAGGTAAGACCGCTGACGAACTCTCAGTCTTCGATCATGTACGAGTTTTAAACGTAGCAAGCCGCTATGTTGATTCCGCTTGCTCGAAGACGTGCAATGTCGGTGACAATGTAACGTGGGAAGAGTTCAAGAAAGTATACATGGATGCATACGAGGGCGGTAGCAGCGGCTGCACAACCTTCCGTGCATCTGGCAAGAGATACGGTATTCTTAATGCTTCGGCATCAGAGGATATTGTTGAAGAGCCTCAAGAAGAGGCCAACGCAGATTTCGTTGAGGAAGGTGGGGCATGTTATTATGACCCATCATCAGGACTACGAAAATGCGAATAAAGGCTAGGGTTCACAGTCATGTTATTGAGGCAGACACATGCAGGAAGACCCCTATCAGACAGGTTATCAAGATTTCTTCGAAGGAAACCTAACCTGTAAATACCGCCCTCGCAGCTTCTACGCAAAGGAGTGGTTGCGAGGGTTCAACTCAGCATTCAACTACAACAGGCAAGCAAATGTACAAAGAGTTCCAGAAGAAAGAATTTCAAGAGTCAGATGGTGCAGCCCGTGAAACAGCTAAAAGCTTTTGGCATTCACTGGGGTATGTTTGTACGGACAACCCTGATGAGTATGGGGTTGACCTAATAGTTGAAGGACAAAACAAACGCTTTTACTGTGAGGTAGAGCGTAAGAAGGTTTGGCATGGTGTTAAATTTAAGTATGACACCATCCACCTTCCTGTTCGTAAGGCTAAGTTCCTAGATAAACCCACACAGTTCATGGTGTTCAACAACAGTCTGACCCATGCAGCCATCTTTGGACGTAAGGCGGTAAAGGAAAGCCCTACGACTGAAGTACCAAACTATAAGATCGCTTTCGGTGAAAAGTTCTATGACGTTCCCGTATCAAAGGCGCACTTTGTTAGTACAATTAATTAGCAACATGACTTGGATTGATTTAGTAATAATTATTGGAGCCGTGATAATAATGTACACGGTTTGGAAAGATACAAACTAACAACTAAAAAGCCCCGTAGCTATTGACCACAGGGCTTAAAATAGTATATAATATACTTGAAGTTGGCGGTTTGGTCACTGCCTTTTTCAGTTTAGTAACCCAAGGCTTAATCGCCTTGGGTTTTTACTTTTCAGGTAACAATTATATCTTGGTCACCGTCATAATCTGAGCCATCCTTAAAGGGTATTGCAGTAAAAGTATCGAGTGTGCAGACAATCAAATATTGCTGATCTGCTTCTTTACTTTTTTGTGCTGCCTCAAGTAAAGCGTTGCCAAATTCATTGGCTTTATTTGCAGTTAATAGCATTAACTACTCCTTTATTAAGTGTTACTTCGATAGGCGTAATTAGAGGTAACTAGCCCCTGCCTAATGTAATAGTGACGTAGGTTTGCAAGAAAGGTCAATAGTTAAATCTTTCGAATTTTTTGAAATCTTTGTTGACTCAAAAAAATCCAATAAAATCAATGCTGCCAAAAGTTATCCACAACTATATGTTGATATTTCCCAGGTCTAAAATCAATATATAGTATGCGATACTATAGGATTTATCGCATGTAAAATAAAAAAAACTCCCGAATCATTTGACCCCAGAGCTTTTATTCTATTATGAATAGTGAAAGGGATTAACTACCCCTTTATTAAGTGTTACGCCCCCTAGCTTCGGCTTGGGGGTTTTTTATTGGACTAATCCTATTGCTTGCATCATGTCTCTATCATACAAAAATGCGTCCTCTGGCCCAAACTCGTCTTGCTCTTGCACCCTAAGTTCATAGCGCCCTGTTCTCTGTGTCGCTGATATTGCTGTTTCTGCTAACTCTCGAAGTTTTGATTTAGGCTGACCGTCTGCATAAGCTTTGGCATACTCTGAAAACATCTTTGGATTTGTCACTACAACCGCAAGGACGTTAGCTGAGATTTCTTTCTGCAATCTCTCAGCCTCTGCTATTGGTACGGAAGATAGTCTACGCAACAGGGCTGCAGTTGGATTCATGTATCCTGCAAAGACTAGTATTGCAGTAGAAGCAGCATCACGCATATCAGAGTTTCTGGCTAAGTTAACAAAGGTATCTGATCCTGCCTGATTAACTTTCATTCTACTTGGTATAGAAGATTCATAAACATCATTTAGTGTTTTAAATACCATTTCTCTCAT